AGATCGATCGCCGATGCAATTTTTTCCAGAATCGCAAGGACGGAATCTGCCATATCCCCAAACAGGTGGATCACTGCGCCGACCGGGTCAACGAATACATTTGCCAGAAAGTTGGCAAATACAATGAATGGATTGACCAGCCGCTCTACCACTCCAAATACCAGCTCCAACAGCGCAAGGAACAAATTCATGACAAACGAAACCGCGACAGAAAGCACCCCCATGATGATCCCGCTTGCGGAATAAGTTGAGCCTGTGACCTTATTGATTGCCGCTACGACCGCATACAGAATCGCGATCACCGCGATAATGGCAAGGAGTATCCATGTCAGCGGGCACGCTAATAAAGCAGCATTCAGCCCGTATTGCGCCGCAGTTGCCGCAAACGTCGCACCGGTGCTCATGGCAAGATGCGCCGCGTGTACCGTTTCCCGTAAAGCCGCCACTGCTTTCAGACCGTTCCCGACCGCCTGCACGGTATTGTGTGCAACCAGCGCCGCCGTATACAGTGCGATTGCCGCCGCAACCCCGTATACGATCGGACCAATCACGGACCAGTTATCCGCAACAAAACCTGCTGCCCCTGCCACAGCGTCAAGGAGTGAAACGACTGTCCCCGCAAAAACTGCCAGCGCCTGCCCCGATAAGGATGCGAAGCTCTGGAAATCATCGCTTGACGAGATTTCACCCAGTTTGTCCCATACCGGGTCTAACGCCATCAACGCCTGATTTGAAAAAAGGCTCCATGCTTGCTCAAAGGTTGCCGGCATCGATGCGAAATCACTGTTTACCTCTTCTGCAGCTCCCAGCACGGCATTTTTTACGATTCCGGCGGTAATCTGCCCTTCTGATGCAAGGTCCTTCAGTTTCCCAAGCGGTACGTCCATATAGTCCGCCACCGCCTGCATGATGTTCGGCGCAGCCTCGAATACCGCATTGAATTCTTCCCCGCGCAGTACCCCCGAGCCGAGCGCCTGCGTCAGCTGCAGCATAGACGATTTCTGTTCTTCCTGCGACGCCCCTGCGATCTTATACATCTTACTCAGCGTTTCCGTGAATGCGATGATCTCATCGGTCGACCCAAACGCACTTCCGGCACGCTGCCCCATCTTCGCAACCACGTCCGCCGTATCCATATATGCCGACCTCGCCCGGTTTGCCGACTCAAAAATCTTTTGCTGGATCGCGTCCACATTCTCGCCTTCCCGCGCGGCAAGGGAAATCCTTGCCGACGTCTGTGACCATGCATCTGCCGTATCCCGCGCTTTTGAAGCCATCTGACCGGCGCCATATGCTACCAGCATCTGTTTGATTGTTCCCAACAGCCCTTTTGATGCCTTGTGGCTTTCCTGTACTTTTTCAGTATAATCGTTCTGGGCCGCTGCCGCCCGGCGGATTTCATTCTCCACCGAATCCACCTGCAGGCTGACGCCTGCCAGTTTTTCGCGTGCCGACTGAATCGCCGCTGTCTGCACCGGGTCATCCGCCACGCTTTCAAGGGCTGAAAAAGAATTGAGGACAATGTTCAGCGCCTTGTTCATTCCGCGCAGTGCGGAAGACATC